CCACCGCATAGCCTGTCCTCGGGCTCGCCGAAGGCGAGACCCGGGGGCGGTCCCCCTCCCCATGGAATGGGAGGAAAGAAAGATCATGGAGATTTCAATGGATTGGCGACGACCGTTTGGTCGGCGGCGCGTGTCTGCGCCTGAAACCAAGGATAGCCGGGCGGGGCCGTTGATCGCCCTGACGGGGGCGGGGCGGGCGCGGTGGACGCCGCGGGATTACGCCCATCTGGCGGACGAGGGGTTCGCCAAGAACGCCGTGGCCTATCGCTGCGTGCGGATGATCGCGGAGGCGGCGGCCTCGACGCCCTTGATGGTCATGGCCGGGGGCGTGCGGACGGCGGAGCATCCCTTGGCGCGGCTGCTGGCCAAGCCCAATCCCGAGCAGTCGGGCGGGGAGTTGATGGAGGCGGTTTACGGCGCGCTGCAGACGGCGGGGAACGCCTATGTCGAGGCGTCGGGGGACGCCGATGGCGATGGGGCGCCGGATGAGCTGTGGGCGCTGCGGCCGGACCGGGTTAAGGTGGTGCCGGGCCGCGCGGGCTGGCCGGAGGCCTATGAGTATGCGGTCGGCGGGCAGGCGGTGCGGATCGGACGGCACGGCGACGGCTGGTCGCCGGTCATGCATCTGAAGCTGTTTCATCCGACGGACGATCACTACGGGTTTTCACCGCTGGAGGCGGCGGCCTTCGCCATCGACGTGCACAATGCGTCAGGGGCCTGGAACAAGGCGCTGCTGGACAATGCGGCGCGGCCGTCGGGGGCGCTGGTCTATGGGGCGCGGGACGGCGAGCGGCTGACCGCCGAGCAGTTCGAGGCGCTGAAGGCGGAACTGGGCGAGGCCCATGCGGGGGCAAGGAACGCCGGGCGGCCTCTGTTGCTGGAAGGCGGGCTGGACTGGAAGCCGATGAGCCTGACGCCGCACGACATGGACTTCATCGCCGGCAAGCACGCGGCGGCGCGCGAGATCGCCCTGGCGTTCGGCGTGCCGCCGCAGCTGCTGGGGATCCCGGGGGACGCGACCTACGCCAACTATCGCGAGGCCAACGCCGCCTTCTGGCGCGGGACGGTGATCCCGTTGGTGCGCAAGGCGGCGGGGGCGATGACGGGCTGGCTGGGCGGGCGGTTTGCGGACTGCCGGATCGAGGCTGATCTGGACGCGGTGCCGGCCTTGCAGGTCGAGCGGGATGCGCTGTGGGCAAGGCTGAATGCGGCGGCGTTCCTGACGGATGAGGAGCGGTGAAGGATGGCGGGGGTGGGGGATTAGGCGCGACGCCTCTCCCTCCCCTTCATGGGGAGGGTGGCTGAGCCTGAAAGGCGAAGACGGGTGGGGGCGTTTTGGCTGACCAAGCGCCGTGTTCCGTGTGGCCTGGCCCTCCCCACCCGGTCGCTACGCGACCACCCTCCCCATGAAGGGGAGGGAGAAAGGTGAAGATGACTGAGTTGAAGAAGATGCCCGTGGCCCTGATCGCGGCGCTGTTGGTGCAGACCATCGGCGGGCTGGTCTGGGCCGGCGGGGCGGCGGCGCGGATTGCGACGCTGGAGCAGAGGGTGGGCGAGCAGAGGCTGGTGGCCGAACGGCTTGCGCGGGTGGAAGCCCAGGGCGAGGCGGTGCGGGCGACGGTGGACCGGATCGAACGTCGGCTGGAGGGGAAGTGATGCAGCGTGATTTTCTCCCTCCCCTTCATGGGGAGGGTGGTCGGCGCGAAGCGGCGACCGGGTGGGGCGGGCTGGAAGTGAAGGGCGCGGCGCCTGGCTCGCCACAGCGCCCCCACCCGACCTCGCCTGACGGCTCGGCCACCCTCCCCATGAAGGGGAGGGAGAAGGGCGTGGTCTGGATTGAAGGCTATGCCTCGCTGTGGGGTGCAGCGGACCTGAACGGGGACGTGGTGGCGCGCGGCGCCTTTGCCGACAGCCTGGCGAAGACCGGCGCGGCGGGGGTGCGGATGCTGCATCAGCACGAGAGCCGGGCGGTGGTCGGGGTCTGGGACGAGATGGGCGAGGACGAGCGGGGTCTGCGGGTGCGCGGGCGCGTCTGCGACTGGTCGGCCGAGGCGCGTTACGCCCAGGCGCTGACGCGGGCGGGGGCGCTGGACGGGCTGTCCATCGGTTTTCGCGCGGCGAAGGCGCGGCGGGACGGGCGCTTAAGGGTGCTGAGCGCGGTGGAGCTGTGGGAGGTGTCGCTGGTGACCTTTCCGATGCTGCCGGGGGCGCGGTTCAGGTCGGTCGTGAGCGGAAGCGGCGCAGCAGGATGAAGAGGACGGCCAGGGTCGGGAGCAGGATGGCGAAGCCGGCGGCGTAGCCGATCAGGACGGGGTGATCCGATCCGGCGGCGACGGCGCCGCGCTGGAAGGCCGCCTTCACGAGCGAGGCGGGGACGCTGAGGCAGAAGACGACGACGAAGACGCCGCCGGCGAGCCGCCAGCGGGGCGTCTTGACGGGTTTCTGATGCGAGAACACGCCGGGTGGAAACAGGGCGAGGAAGAGGGCCAGCGCGAGGGGCTGCCACAGGCTGGGCCAGAGGTCGGCGAGGGTGAAGATCGGGGCGGGCATGGGTTAGTCGGCGGTGCTCTGGATATCGGTGGCGGTCGTCTGCAGGTTTTTAAGGGCGGTAGAGCATTCTTCTCTGGTCAGGGTCTCTGCTTCCGGCGACTCTTGGCCACGCTCGTAGGCCTCTTCAAGCAGGCCCAGAACCATCAGCGTGGCAACGTCGGCGTCTTTTGGAGCGGCGAGCTGGGCACGGAATTGTTGAGCAACTTCGGGCGGAAAGAACTGTTCGCACGAACCGAACGTCTCGAACGTCTGCATCAGCAGGGGCACGACCTGCTCGACCTGGGCTGGCGTGAGATCGTCGGTTGGCGCTGGCGTCTGCGACTGGATGAGAAGCGCGCCCGATAGCGCGATTGACAGGCCGAGCATGGCTTGAGGTCCCCTAGAGATTTTGCTGAGCCGTAGCACGGTTCGGTGAGGAGGCAATCGCCTCGCAGTGAGGTTTCGGGCTGTCAGGCCCGGATGACGGCGCACCGGAGGACGGGCGCAAACACCGGAGAGAGCATGAAAGAGACCAAGACCGCCTCGGCATCGCCCGAGGCGCGCGCCGCCCTGCATGAGATGATGGCGGCGTTCGAGGCGTTCAAAGGGGCGAACGACGCCCGTCTGGACGAGATCGAGAAGAAGGCGTCGGCCGATGCGCTGCTGGAGGAGAAGGTGGCGCGCATCGATCAGGCGGTGGCGGGGGCTCAGGCGCGTCTCGACCGTGCGCTGAGCGAGAGCCGTCGTCCGATGTTGGGTGCTGAGGCGCCGGTCGTGGCGGCGGCGCCGGAGGCCAAGGCGGCGTGGGACGGCTATATGAAGTCGGGTCAGTCCTATGGTCTGGAGCTGAAGGCGGGGCTGTCGTCGGCGTCGAACTCGGCGGGCTATGTCGTGCCGCCGGAGACGGAGCGGGCCATCGAGCGGCGCCTGATGGCGGGGTCGCCGATGCGCGAGATCGCCACGGTGCGCACGGTCGGTTCGGGCGTGTTCCGCAAGCCGGTGTCGACGGCGGGCGTGACGGCGGGCTGGGTGGCCGAGACGGCGGCGCGACCCGAGACGGACCCGGCGACGCTGGCCTTGCTCGAGTTCTCGTCGGCTGATCTCTACGCCTGTCCGGCGGCGACGCAGTCCTTGCTCGACGACGCCCTGATCGACCTGGACGAATGGCTGGCGGCCGAGGTCGAGGACGCCTTTGCGGCGCAGGAGACGGCGGCCTTTGTCAGCGGCGACGGGGTCAACAAGCCAAAGGGCTTCCTGGCCTATGCGACGGCGAGCGAAGGCACGCAGACCTGGGGCCAGATCGGCACCGTGGCCTCGGGGGCGGCGGGCGCCTTCGCCTCGACCAGTCCCGCGGACAAGCTGATCGACCTGATCTATGCGCCCAAGGCCCAGTATCGGCCGAACGGGCGCTTTGTCATGAACCGACGCACGGTCTCGGCGGTGCGCAAGTTCAAGGACGCGGACGGGAACTATGTCTGGTCGCCGGCGACGCGGCCGGGCGAGGCGGCGTCGTTGCTGGGCTATCCGGTCACCGAGATCGAGACCATGCCGGATGTGGCGGCCAACAGTCTATCGATCGCGTTCGGCGACTTCTCGCGCGGTTATCTGATCGTGGACCGCGCGGGGGTGCGGGTGCTGCGCGATCCCTATTCGGCCAAGCCCTATGTGCTGTTCTACACGACCAAGCGCGTGGGCGGCGGGGTGCAGAACTTTGATGCGATCAAGCTGATGAAGTTCGCGGCCTCGTAAGGGGCTGATGACTTTCCTCCCTGTTCGCGGAGCGAATGGGGAGGTGGCGCGTCGCGATAGCGACGTGACGGAGGGGGCGACTCGAGGGCTGACGTTTGCGTCGCCCCCTCCACCACTACGTGGTCCCCCTCCCCATGGAATGGGGAGGAAAGTGGCGCGTCCGAACATTGGAGATTTTAGCATGAGCGCACCCGTGACCCTCACGGAGGCGAAGCTGTTTCTGCGCGTCGAGCATGAGGCGGAGGACGGGCTGATCCAGACCCTGATCGATGCGGCGAGGGCGCGGGTCGAGGGGGAGGTGGGGCTGAGCCTGACCTCGACCTCGGCGGCGCCGTTGCGGCTGGCGGTGATGATGCTGGTGCTGCGCGCCTATGAGCGCGGCGAGGGCGAGATGAGCACGGCGCCGGTCGAGGGGTGGATCGCGCCCTATCGCGTGGTGCGGCTGTGAGCGCGGGCGGCATGAAGGTGATCGCGAGCCTGGTGCGGGCGGTGGAGGCGGAGACGCCCTATGGCGGGCGGGTCGTTAGCTATGAGCCGGTCGGGTCGCTGTGGCTGAGCCTCGGGGCGCGGCGTCGGCGCGAGCGGACGGAAGCGGGGGTGACGCGCGGGGTGGAGACGTTGAGCGCGACCGTGCGGGCCGATCCGCGGCTGGCCGAGGGGCTGGTGGTGCGCTTCGGCGGGGCCGACTGGGCGGTTGCGGGGATCGAGGCCGATCCCCAGGCGGCGGGGCGTGTGCGGCTGAACCTGGAGCGGGCGCGATGAGGGATCATGAGGGGGCGCTGGTGAAGGCGCTGATCGCGCATCTGAAGGGCGACGCGGCCTTGCAGGCGCTGCTGGGTGATCCGGCAAGGGTTTGGGACCAGCCGCCGGAGGAGCCCGCGTTTCCGCATCTGCTGATCGGCAAGGGCGAGAGCCGGGGGCTGAACGCCGACGGGGGCGGGGTCGAGCATCGGTTGACGCTGACCTGCGCCAGTCGCTTCGCCGGGATGGAAGAGGCGCGGGCGGTGGCGGCGGCGGTGCGGGCGCGGGTCGCGGATGCGCCGCTGGAAGCCGACGGGGTGAGGGCGGTCAGCCTGGGCGTGACCTTTACCGACGTGTTTCGCAGCGGGGATCTGAAACGAGCTTGGGCGGTGATGCGGCTGCGGGCCGTGACGGAAGAGGTTTGAGGCTGAATTGATCCTCCCCTGCGCAGCGGGGGAGGGGGACCATGCGCAGCATGGTGGAGGGGGC